CAACCTGATCTAATAACCTGTGGATAACTTTGAAGTGTACGTTGCAGGCACCTACATCATCCCTCACTCATGCCAATTGAGAATGATTCTCATTACCATTCATTACTGACCATCGAGTCAGTAGCGTGACTATGCTGCACTGCAACATACTAAGTGTACATATGATATGTATGCTTATGATCTCGAGTGCCTACAATGTGACTGCTTAGTATCTTTTGTGACTACAAAGTCATGGGGGGAGGGGTATGGTGATAGTGTTTAACTTTGCAGGAGCCTCTGACGCTCACAAAAAGCTAAAAAGTAGACTAATTAGGGACAGAATAGAACACATCACTTAAAGCGCTAAGTAGTTGACATATAAGGAAAAGTAGTAGGTTAGACAATCCTTCGAGCGCATAGTCGTAAATGTAAGAAGTCAACAGCTAAAGAAAGTAACAGTTGTACAGTTTGTGTAACAAACGTAAATAATTGTAACAAAAATGCAGAAAAGACTTGCATTCCGACAGAAGTATGCTATACTAATTACACTGTACTATGAAGTGACGAAGAAGGTGATGGACTCTTATGTTGCTAAGCAGGAATCTGCACAGTTGGATACAACGAATGTAGACGTAACCTAGATGTCTAAGAAACATAGAAGTTACATACTATAAGTTACTTACAACAAGTACTTATAATATTTAACTTAGTAAGTTCTTAACTTCTACGTTCCTTTAAAGTACTTTAAGTGCGAAGCACGGTAAGCACATAGATGTTGTCGTAAACAAAGATAGGTTGTCTCCCTTAGAAAGGATAAAGACATATGGATACAGATACCAGTAAACGTAAAGCAGGAAGACCAAAGAAGTCTGAGCTTACAGAAATTAAAGAAAGTAGATCAGTAGGTCGTCCTAAAGGTGAGGCTGCAATCATCAATGAGTATAAGCTACGTATGCTTAACTCGCCTAAGAGTGCTAAGGTCTTAGAGGCTATTTACGATGCAGCTTTAAACGATGAACATAAAAACCAAGCTGCTGCATGGAAACTGATTGTTGATAGGATTGTACCTGTGTCTGCTTTCGAGACTGCAAAGCAGGGCGGAGGTGTCCCAAACATCAGCATCAACATAACTGGCTTGTCTACACCTACCGTAAGTACCGATGAGGACATAATCGATGTCTGAGTTAAACTTTGCACTCCTGAACTGGCAACAGACTGTCTTTAAAGACTCTCACCGCTTCAAGGTCGTAGCTGCTGGACGGCGCTGTGGTAAGTCCCGGCTGTCTGCTGTAACGCTTCTTATCGAGGCTCTGAACTGCCCTGAAGGGTCAGCGGTGATGTACATCGCCCCTACACTTGGGCAGGCCCGGACGATCATCTGGGACTTGCTGCATGACTTAGGTCGTCCAGTGATTAAGTCCTCTCATATTAACAACCTTGAGATTACCCTTGTCAACGGAAGAAAGATTCTGGTTCGAGGCGCTGATAACCCCGATAGTCTTCGTGGTGTGTCCCTTGTGTACGTGGTACTGGACGAATGTGCGTTTATTAAGCAGGAGATTTGGGAGAAGGTTATCCGTGCTGCTTTGTCGGACAAGAAAGGCAGAGCACTATTCATCTCTACTCCGTCAGGACGTAATTGGTTTTACGATGCCTTTAAGCTGGGTAAGGACGAAGCAGACGAAGAATGGAAGTCTTGGCACTACACCACCCAAGACAACGAAACCATCGACCCTAAAGAGATCGAAGCAGCCAAGCGAACCTTGAGTTCCTTTGCCTTTAAGCAGGAATACTTATCCAGTTTCGATACCTCAGGTTCTGACATCTTCAAAGAACACTGGATCAAGAAGGGTGAAGAACCCAGAGATGGTTCATACATCATCGCCATTGACTTGGCAGGTTTTGAAGACATTGCCGATGGCTCCCAGAACAAGAAGAGACTAGACGAATCAGCTATTGCTGTGGTCAAGGTATCAGATGATGGTACTTGGTGGGTTAACAAGATTGAGCATGGACGGTGGGATATTAAAGATACCTGTATGCGTATCTTAAAGAACATTAAAGAGTTCCAGCCTCTGGCGGTAGGGATCGAAAGAGGTACAGCTAAGAATGCTGCCTTGACCATCCTACAAGACATGATGAGGCAATACAACACCTTCGCACATATCCAGACACTCACTCATGGGAATAAGAAGAAGACTGACCGTATCATCTGGGCCTTACAAGGACGGATGGAACACGGTAAGGTCATCTTGAACGAGGATGGTGATTGGGCTGACTTTGAAGATCAGCTCTTGATGTTCCCCACCAAAGGCGTACATGATGACTTGGTGGATGCTCTTGCTTATGTTGAACAACTTGCCCTCAACTCTTTCGTTCCTGACTATGAGGAAGATGAGTATGAGGTTTATGACGCTATAAGTGGATATTAAACAATGGAAGACAATTTAGAAACAAGTCAGTATGACGAACCTACAGAGTCGGATAAAGAACTGACTGAGTGGGTTGTCTCCCACACTGACAAGTGGCGCGACTATCGTGACCAGAACTACCTGACTGATTGGCAAGAGTACGAACGTATCTTCCGTGGTCAGTGGGCCGCTGAAGACCGTACTCGTGACTCAGAGCGTAGCCGTATCATCTCCCCTGCTACACAACAGGCGATCGAGACACGTCACGCTGAGATCATGGAAGCTATCTTCGGTCAAGGTGAGTGGTTCGATATTGAGGATGATCTGAAGGACGTTAACGGCACTGCCTTGGACGTTGAACAGATCAAAGCTCAGTTGATGGAAGACTTCAACCGTGACAAGATTAAGAAGGCTGTGGATCAGATTGAACTGATGGCTGAGATCTACGGTACAGGTATCGGTGAGATCGCTGTCAAGACAGAGAAGGAGTACGCTCCTGCTACTCAAGCTATCCCCGGCGTACAAGGACAAGCAGCTATTGGCGTGGTCGAGAAAGACCGTATCTCCGTTAAGCTGGTTCCTGTGAACCCTAAGAACTTCTTGGTTGATCCTAATGCCACCTCCTTGGATGACGCTATGGGTTGCGCCATTGAGAAGTTTGTATCGGTGCATAAGATCGTTGAAGGCATGGAGAAGGGTATCTATCGTAAGATTGATCTTGGTCTGGATGCTCCTGATGATGACTTAGAAGCTACCGAAGAATCAGTTACCTATCAAGATGGTCGTGTGCGTATGCTCACGTACTACGGTTTGGTTCCTCGTGAGTACTTGGAACAGTTGGAGAACGAAGAAGAGGTTGCTGACCTGTTCCCAGAAGACTCCTTAGCCGATGACTACGCCGAACTGGTGGAAGCAATCATTGTTATCGCTAACGGCGGTAAGCTCCTGAAGGCTGAAGCTAATCCCTACATGATGAAGGATCGTCCTGTCATGTTGTACCAAGACGATACAGTCCCCGGACGTGTATGGGGTCGAGGTACAGCGGAGAAGGCCTACAACATGCAGAAGGCTATTGACGGTAGCTTGCGTATGGACAGCGATGCCCGTGCCCTTACAGCCGTTCCTATGATGGCTATGGACGCTACCCGCTTGCCTCGTGGTGCTAAGTTCGAGGTTAAACCCGGTAAAGCATTCCTGACCAACGGCGATCCTAACCAGATTATGATGCCTTTGCGCTTCGGCACACCTGATGACTCCTCAGTGAGAGCCTCTCAGAACTACGAACGCCTCCTCTTGCAAGCTACAGGTACTGTTGACAGTGCTGGTATGCCTTCCGCAGCTCCTCGTGACGCTGGTGCAGGGGGTATGTCTATGGCAATGGCAGGCATCATCAAGAAGTATAAGCGTACATTGACGAACTTCCAAGAAGATTTCTTGATTCCGTTCATCAACAAGGCTGCTTGGCGCTATATGCAGTTCGATCCTGAGCGTTACCCTTCTGTGGATGTGAAATTCATGCCTACAGCTACCTTGGGTATCTTGGCTCGTGAGTTTGAACAGCAGCAATTCATTGCCTTGTTACAGACATTAGGCCCAGACACTCCAGTTTTGCCTCTGATCCTTAAAGGTATCTTGGGTAATAGCTCCTTGAGCAACCGGAATGAACTGATTGCAGCCTTGGAACAGATGAGTCAACCTAATCCTGAACAGCAACAACAGGCTCAAATGCAGCAACAAGCTGCTATGGCTAAGTTACAAGCTGATCTGGCACTCTTGCAGGCCCAGACTCAGAAGACTAGCGCAGAAGCACAGCAAACAATGGTTGAAACTCAGCTCATGCCTGAAGAGTTGCGCGTAAAGGTGGTGCAAGCCGCTGCTACGAACCTCGATCAGGACGCTGATTTTGCTAAACGTATGAAACTGGCTGATTTGATGCTCAAAGAGAAAGATATTGACTCAAACGAGCGTATCGCACTCGCACAGATGCAGAACCGTCAGCCTAAATAAATCAATGAAAGGAGTTTCCCCTCATGGACAAGGAACTTCAGCAGTATTACGAGGAAACTTTCTCAACGATGGCTACCCAAGGGTGGTTATTCTTGATGGAAGACCTCACCAAGTTAAAGGATGAACTAGACAATATCCGCACGGTCAAAGACGCACAATCATTATCTTATCGTCAGGGCCAACTGGATATCCTAGATCTACTTTTAAACCGCAAGAAGACTTGTGAAGAGATTTACGAACAGTTACAGCAGGAGGAACAGTAATGCGCCGAATGTTTGAGTTTGTTTGTGAAGATGGACACATCTCTGAAGCATTAGTTGATGAAACCGTCAGGGAACTCGCTTGTCGAGCCTGTGGTAAACACTCAACGAGAATTGTTTCCAGTGTTCGATGTAACTTGGAGGGCATCTCTGGTGCTTTTCCCGGTGCATATGACTCATGGGAACGCAAGCGAAGTGAAAAGCTGAAACAAGAGAGGAAAGCCTCTTA